ACTTGATGGCATCACCTGTATCGGTTGTGTTGTTTATATCAAACAATGCAGTGTGTTGTGCAAATCCTGTTCCAACGAACAACGCCTCTCCTTCCAATACCACTGGAGCGAAAATAGCTTCGCCTGGATCGAACTGCAAATCTTCAAACCCAGCCTCACCCACAATCTGAGTAAGTCCACCGAGATACATTCCAGCAGGATGCACTAGTAATTTATATGGATCTCTCCACTGTGCAACCGATAGTTCAGATCGAATCTGAATCGCATAAGTTTGATATAGTTTGTTGTCAGTAAGATAACGTGCAGATTCAGCACCTATCTTAGAATCGTTCAATTTAAATATGTATTGTTTGGTATAAACAACGTCTGGTTCAATATCAAAGAATGTCTTGAAAAATTGTCGTATAGAATATCTAGTACCTTTCGCACGATACAAGTAACTGGAATATTTTACTGCAGTCCTTTTATCAGTAAATCCCTGAAAGTAGTTTTGACCAAGCAGAAAATCATCTTCGAAAAACTGAAGAAGAGCTAAATCAGTTTCAGTAATATCTCTTGTTTCGAAAAGATTATAGATGAACTGATTAAATGGAACATCTTCATTCTCAAACTCATAGTACGCTTTAAGAAAAGAAACAAACTTGGGATACTCTGACAAGATAAACGAAGGCAGGACAGTTTCAACTTGAGGCTCCCTCAAGTTAATGTCTCTTCGATTCGTGTCCTTTAAGGTTTTGTCAGAATGATGAGTTGTCATGGGTTACCTAGTTCTTTGCAGATGTACGAATACCTTTAGCCACCAGTCGAGTATTATCGAAGTTCAAGATATACTCTCGTGAAGGTACAATAGCAGACTGGTTAGCAGGCGTACAACTTAATTTTATTTCTTTTGTTTCATCAGCCTTGAATCCTACCAATGAAATAGTTCCAGTGGCGGGGTTATAAGAACCCACATTGTCCAAGAGAACAGAATCAGAATTGGTGTCAATAACTTGCAGTTTAAGTCCCTTTGTTAGAGTCACCTCAGCAGTTGATACTACTTGACCTGAAGCATTAGGGTTCAACACTTGTCGAGTAGTCAAACCAGTCGCAGTCGTTGTCTGAACATCAGAACTAATAACATTACCATAGATGTCATATTGAGTTTGACCAAGAGTCGTACTGAGTGTTGGTTTAATTAACTGGTTTCGAATCTTAGCATTATAAGGAGTTCCGCCAATGGTCAACTTAAAGATCGAACTTTCGACAATCAAGTTTACATCGTCAGGTACAGCAATAGACTGCGGAAACGAAAAACTAAAGTTCTGTTCTACACCAGCAGAGGGAGTGAATCGTTGTTGCATCTTCACATCCATACGTGAAGATAAAATAGCGGCACTTACATCATCAATATCTGCTAACAAACCAGATCGTCTGAATGCTTGTCCAAAATTTCCTGTGTTCGCTGCAAAATAATTTGTCATCACGGTTCTTACTTGTTCTTGTAGCGCATTGATCGACAGGTTAGTGTAGTCAGGATTGTACTGAAAGAAAACATTTGTTTCAACAAAGGTTGTAATAGGATCAGTAAACTCCAATCCAAAAGAAGCGATTGATAGTTGATCTACCAGTGTACGAATGTTGTTTTTTGTTTGATTCGCAATAGTTGTGGTCACGTCATCATTGAACTTGATAGACATGTAAGTGACACCATATTCGGGATTGATGTTGTCCTCTCCACCCCAAGCAATAATGTCTTTAATCAGAGATCCATAGTTGCGAAGAACCAAACTAGAGTAATCTGCATAAGTCACCATTCGATTCTGAGTTGCATATCGGAAAGGAGCATTACGCCGAATACTGTCTAAAGTCTCTTTATTTGAACCACCCACCGAACGGGACACAGTAGATACAATAGGAAGTCTTTCCAAACCAACACCACTAGGCGGTTCAGTGACTTCTACTGTGTTTACGGGATCGAACAATCGTGCACCGTTTGCGGCAGAACCTGCGACAGAAAGATACTCGACTGTGATTTTTGATCCGGCTTTTGGTACTGCACCAAGTGTAGAACCATTACCAAATGTTAGTTCATAGTATCCGTTAGGTGCTTCTTTGAGAATATAAGCGGGAGTAGTTGCAGTGATATTACTTGCAGTTTCAAGATTGACATAGGTAGTGAAGTCCGTGGACGTAGCACTTTCAAAGATCTTTACTACAACAGTTTGTCGATCTAGGTTTTCGTCTGGAATAATGTAAAGTACCTCTTCGCCATCTTCACCTGCATAAAAGGTCTTTGTTTTTGCGATACCTTCATAGACAGGAATAGCGGTTGCACCATCCAAAGTCTGAAACTGGAAAAAGTTGTTTCCATCATTTATCGCTTCAATAAGTTCTTGTGTCTGAAACGTGTATGTTGCGTCATCTACAGAAGCAGTGAATCGATATCCTGAAGCTATCTGTAGAACTTCAGGCACATCGGCTTGTTCTAAACCAATGTTGAAAGATATGTTTAACGTGGCCTGAGCTGCAGTCTTAGACTGTGGAATATAACCTAGTGTTTCGGCATGTGATACAACAGAACTTCGAAGTTGTGCAGTACTCAAAAAGGATTCGTTCAAAGCAAAGTTTGCGGTCAATCCATTGATATGAGTATTATATGCAAGAACATCTAATATGTTAGATAAAGCAGACGCTTCAAAATCATAGTCTGCAAACTCTGATTGTCTTTTCAGATACGTCTTTAGATTGTTCTTTATCGATTGAAATTCTAAAGACGATGAATTGATAGTCGTTGCCATTATCGTAACCTATTCAGTCTGGTTGTGAACTCTACTTGATCAACAGAGTTAATCACTTGGAAAATTATTGTTATTTCTAGACTATTGTTGTCTGCGTCTAGATTGGTTTTTACTTGAACCGTTCTGGGATTAATCCTTGGTTCAAAAACACGAATGTTCTCACGAATCGCAAAGTTGATGTCTGAAACAGTTTGTTTGTCAGCCAACTCAAACAAATAACTCTGCATGTTTGCGCCAAAGTAAGGTGAGAAAGGTTTCTCTGTTCTATTCGTCATCAACAACAGTTTCAATGCTTGTTTGACAGAAGCAAGAGACTCCTTCTTATACACATCACCAGCACCTTTTGCGGAGAAAGCAATATCTAAGTCCAGATATTCACGATTCGAAGATGCACGAACAGTAGTTCCTGTAAGATTTCCATCTTCTAAAGAGAATGCACGTGATGCCATTTTTATACCTTTGAATTATACTAGTTCTATTTATACTTCATTTAGAACTTCTACTAACTCATTAGTAGCTAAAAGTTGTCCATTATAACGAGTTTCTACATTCATTGCAAATTCTACTTCAAATGATTCGGGAATAACAGGGATTTCTATGGTCACTTGACCATGCAACTCTCCGTTAGGATTCCAGTTGTCATACTCTAGTATCAGTTTTTCGTAGTTAGCATAGTCTTTCCAGTACTCCGCAAGATCAAATACTCTTTCAAGATCTGCGGTTCCTTTTTCGTCTATCATTGTGTACCCAATTAGAAGTCCGTCTTGTTTCTTTAGGTTTTCATTTGCAACGTTTTCTAGTGGGCCACCTCTGTATACACCTTCAATTACAGAAAGTCTAACATCCTTAAAGAAGTCAGTTTTACCATTGATCATCCTAAACAACTCCGCATGTAAATAAAGATTACGTGCAAGTTGTTTGCGATTGTTTTGATCGTGTCGATACTTGTAAATCGTACTCAGACTGGCAGGATTTCCTCTTGTTCCCAGAAACTTAGAAATAGTCACGCCTGGAGCAAGTTTGGTTCCACTGTGAATGTGATCAATAAAGTTCGGATTGTATTTTTGATCTGGTACAATAATCATCTAAATCTCTTACCTCTGTTTGTAATAGAGTTGCCCAAAGCATTATAACCAAATCTAGGAGACACATCTTTCTTAGCAACACGTCCTATCTTCTTGGGAAGTGGTTTCTTCCAGTCCGAAGAAAGGAATCCAATAGAAACTAGTTTATCAACCAGTTTGGTTTCATCGGGGAACAACAACTCTCTATTATCAACATCACGTAGACTTGATCGAAGTTCCATCATAGTCGGAACCTTTTCAAACAGTCCCGCAAAGTCATCTCGTAAAAGAGTTGCTTCACGAATAGAATCACCACTGTCAATAGTGATTGTTTTAATCGACAAGTGTCCTTCGGTCAATATTGCAGTGACAGGATCAACGGTTATGATAGGTAAGTTCGGTAATTGATTCTCTTGTGATTCTGTTGCTAGGACAGCGGTCTGAGCCATATCACCAACCTCATCCGCAGTAGGCGATTTAACACCACTAATATGAAAATCCGCAACATGAGCTGCCTTTGCATGTTCTGCCTTTTGTGCAACGTTTGCATTGTAGGACTCTATCGCTTCAGACGCCTGTCCGTGGAAAGAACCATAGAAAGAAGCACCAGAAGTGAACGGAACCGCACCTTGAGGCCCCATATAAACTGGGCCCGTAAACTCTACCGCTTCTCCACCAATAGCACCTTTCATACCAAGGACAGAGATATGAGTTGCGGTCAGAACCCCTTGCAAAGAGGACATAGAAAATTCTTCTTCAGCAGA